CACTAAGGGCAAGAGAGAGACTGCTGGAGTAGAAGCAAGTAAGCTCTCACGCTCCCCAAATGTGGCTACATACATAACGGCACTGGAAGCACAGAAAGAGGTGGAGGAATATCTATTACCCCCTCGTTTGAGGGCTATGGCAATCCATAAACTCTCCAGTATGGCTCTGAATGATGAATTGCCCCCCGCACAGCAACTCAAGGCGTTAGAGCTGGTAGGCAAGATGACTGAGGTGGCACTGTTCACTGAGCGTAGGGAACTGGTGCATACGATGGATAGCAACACGCTCAAGTCCAAGCTGATGGAAGCAGTCCAACTGGCGATCAAGAACAGTAATAGTCTGAGGGTATCGACCAAGCGAACAGCCGAGCAACTGCTCGCTGAGATCAATGACCCAGTCGATGTAGTCTCTCGTGAGGTGGATGATGATCAGGATCAGGATGATCAGGAACAATCCCAAGAGGATTCCATCTCTGAAACTGGGGATACTGGCTCTTCTTTTCCAATTTCCGACCCCCCACCGAGTGCCACCACCCCTTTTTTGCCCGTGCTCGATGCGGATCATTTGCATAGTATTTCACACAATGAATCACCATCTATAGCCAATCAAAATCTCACCCTAACACCTGTTACGGTGACAAATCCTTTAGAATCAAGTACTTCCGAAAATCTAAGTATTAACCCTAATGATTTAATTCCAATTGGTAGGGGGGAGGGTACATCAAATCCTAACTGGGAAGAGAGAAACACGGTTTTAGAAACACCCCCGTCATCTTTTTCTAATCAAAAGAGGTAGGGGGGTATATTTTGGATAGAGAACAATGGCTGATAATTTTGATACTGATAACAGTGATTTTCTTATGGGCAGGGATCGTATGAACAAAGAAGATTGGCTAAAGCAAAATGCTATGGAAATAGCTATCTTAGACAAAGTGATTGCTTACTTAAAACAGTTAAGAGATGCAACAGCAATTCAATCTTACCCAGGTGGTCTAAAGGATTTTGGCATTCGTAAAAAACAAGCCTATGACCATTGGGTAGCTGGTGAAGATGCAGGAAGTTTTGGGACTACTGCCATATATCATGGACCAAAAATTGAAGTGCCAACAAAGTTTGAACCTGGCATGGAGGACTGTGGCAAATGACTCCTGCACAAAAAGAAGTCTTTCATGTTATTGAAAAGTTCTGGGAAGAGTTTGGCTTTGGTCCGACCATTGATGACGTTATGAGAATGACTGGTTATCGGGGGCGTGGGGGTACGGCTAGAAAAATGAAAATCCTAATTGAGATAGGGGTTTGCAAAGGGAACATGAAGTATTCACGCAGTATTCGCCCAGCATATATCAAACTAAGGAATCTCAATGGATGAGCTGTTAGCCATCATTGATCAGCTGCCTGAGGAAGAACAGGCAAAGCTACGCCCATTGGCGTTGGCTTATCAAGATGCCGTGACTCGTGAAACTGGGCAAATTGACTTTATGAGTTTCGTAGAGACTATGTGGCCTGGCTTTATTCATGGCGAACATCACGCTTTAATGGCGACTAAATTTGAGGAGATTGCCAGTGGGAAAATTAAACGCCTTATTATCAATATGCCTCCTCGTCATACTAAGTCTGAGTTCGCTTCTTATTTATTGCCAGCTTGGTTTTTGGGAAAGTTCCCCAACAAAAAGATTATCCAGTGTTCTAACACTGCGGAACTGGCGGTAGGTTTTGGTCGAAAGGTGCGTAACTTAGTTGATGGAGAGGCATATGCCAAAGTATTCCCTAATGTTGCTCTTAGATCGGATAGCAAGGCTGCTGGTCGTTGGTCTACTAATGCTAACGGGGAGTATTTTGCTATTGGTGTTGGCGGTACTGTTACTGGTAAAGGTGCTGACCTGCTCATTATTGATGACCCTCATTCCGAGCAAGAAGCAGCACTTGCAGCTGGGGATCCTAGCGTTTTTGATAAAGTGTACGAGTGGTACACTTCAGGTCCTCGCCAGCGTTTGCAGCCTGGAGGATCTATTGTAGTTGTGATGACCCGTTGGTCTAAAAGGGATCTGACGGGAAAAATCTGCCAAGCGATGGTAGACCGAGATGGCGATGAATGGGAGATTATTAGTCTTCCTGCGATCAAAAGGAATAATAAACCCCTCTGGCCTGAGTTCTGGTCTTATGACGAATTAGACAAATTACGCATTGAACTTCCGCTTTCTAAATGGCAAGCCCAGTATCAACAAGATCCAACTTCCGAAGAAGGTGCGTTAGTCAAACGTGAGTGGTGGCAAGTCTGGGATAAAGAAACCCCTCCTCCATGCCATTATGTAATCCAGTCATGGGACACGGCTTTTACTAAATCAGAGCGAGCTGACTATTCTGCTTGCACAACTTGGGGTGTGTTTTACCTGAATGAGAACGAGCAAGACCCCAATATCATCTTGCTAGATGCTTTTAAAGAACGCATGGAATTTCCCACTTTAAAAGAGCGAGCCTATGAAATGTATAAAGACTGGGAACCAGATTCGTTTATTGTGGAAGCAAAAGCATCTGGTGCTCCATTGATTTTTGAGCTTCGCAGGATGGGTATTCCTGTTCAAGAATTTACACCAACTAGGGGAAACGATAAAATATCACGTGTAAATAGCGTTTCAGATTTATTTGCAAGTGGGAAGGTGTGGGCACCAAGAAAAAGATGGGCTGAAGAAGTCATAGAAGAGATAGCATCCTTCCCTAATTCAGACCACGATGACTTAGTGGACTCCACTACACAAGCACTGTTAAGATTCAGAAGAGGCGGTTTCGTTATTTTGCCAAGTGACGAGCCAGACGAGCCAATAGAATTTAGGCGTAAAAAAGGTTATTACTAAGGATCCTTATGTCAATCGAAAAAGCAATGTATGCAGCCCCCCAAGGTCTACCTGATTTAAAAGGACCAGATGTCGAAATTGAAATTGTTGACCCAGAAGAGGTAGACGTAAAAATTGGAGGAATGGAAATCCAAATGGGAGGCGAGGTGATTGAAGACTTTGATGCCAACCTTGCTGAATACTTGCCTGAATCTGTTTTACTACAAATTGCCAGCGAACTCTTAGAAGACTTTCAATCGGACATTGATTCTAGACGTGACTGGATTCAAACCTATGTTGATGGCTTAGAACTCCTTGGCTTAAAGATTGAAGAGCGTTCAGAACCTTGGGAAGGTGCTTGCGGTGTTTACCATCCAGTCTTAGCCGAAGCCGTAATTAAATTCCAATCTGAAACCATCATGGAAACCTTTCCAGCTGCTGGTCCAGTCAAGGGCGAAATTGTTGGTAAAGAAACATCAGAGAAAAAAGATGCAATGGAGCGTGTTGTTGAGGACATGAACCATGAGCTTACCGATGTGATGCAAGAGTTTCGCCCTGAACATGAGCGTATGCTCTGGGGCGTGGGTCTTTCAGGTAACGGCTTTAAAAAAGTTTATGTAGATCCAAGCTTAGATCGCCAAGTCTCTATGTATATTCCTGCTGAAGATCTGGTTGTGCCTTACGGTGCTTCTAGTCTTGAATCCGCAGAACGCATTACTCATGTGATGCGTAAGACAGAAAACGAACTTAAACGCCTTCAATATGAAGGGTTCTATCGTGACTTAAATCTAGGATCGCCAGATAACGTCTTAGATGAGATTGAAAAGAAAATTGCAGAAAAATTAGGCTTTAGAGCATCAACAGATGACCGTTTTAAAGTTCTTGAAATGCATTGCCATCTTGATTTAGAAGGTTTTGAGCACACAGATAAGCATGGCGAACCAACAGGTATTGCTCTTCCTTATGTTGTAACCATTGAAAAATCAAACGGACAGGTGTTAGCAATCCGTAGAAACTGGGATCCAGATGACAAAACACACCAAAAACGCCAGCACTTTGTGCATTATGGCTATATCCCTGGCTTCGGCTTTTATCATTTCGGGCTTATTCATCTTATTGGAGCTTTTGCTAAGTCGGGCACTTCCATCCTTCGTCAGCTGGTTGATGCAGGGTCATTGTCCAACCTTCCAGGGGGCTTTAAGACTCGTGGGTTGCGTGTCAAAGGTGACGATACACCAATAGCTCCAGGTGAGTTCCGTGACGTAGACGTTCCAAGTGGTGCGATGAAAGACAATATCATGCCATTGCCATACAAAGAGCCAAGCCAAACATTAATGGCATTGCTCAACCAGATCGTAGAAGAAGGAAGACGTTTTGCTTCTTCTGGCGATTTGAAGGCATCGGACATGAGCAGCCAAGCTCCAGTAGGTACGACTTTAGCTATTTTGGAACGCACACTCAAAGTCATGTCTGCAATTCAAGCTCGTATTCACTATTCTATGAAGCAAGAATTTAAGCTGCTCAAAAAAATTATTGCTGACTACGCCCCAGAAGATTACAGTTACCAGCCTACCAGCGGTAATCGTACAGCCCGTAAATCTGACTACGATATGGTCAATATCATTCCCGTATCAGATCCAAACGCAGCAACCATGAGCCAAAAAGTAGTGCAGTATCAAGCTGCCCTACAGTTATCTCAGACGGCTCCCCAGCTTTATAACCTTCCTTATTTGCACCGCCAGATGCTAGAAGTCATTGGCATTAAAAACCTAGAGAAGTTGGTTCCATTGCCAGAAGACATGAAACCTACAGATCCAGTAACGGAAAACGTCAACGCATTAAAAAACAAACCATTAAAAGCATTTATTGGTCAAGACCATCAAGCCCATATCCAAATTCATATGGCTGCTATGAATGATCCAAAGATTAAACAAACTATTGGTCAAAACCCACAAGCCCCTATGATGGTTCAAGCAATGCAAGCCCACATTACTGAGCACGTTGGTCTTGAATATATGCGACAAATGCAGATGCAAATGGGCATCAATATTCCATATTCTGATGAAGATGATCCAGATGTTCATGTAACGCCAGAACAAGAAATGCAAATTGCTCGTCTGGCTGTCCCAGCTGCTCAAAATCTATTGCAACAGAACCAAACTGCGGTGGCTGCACAACAGGCACAGCAAGCTGCTCAAGATCCTATTGTTCAGATGCAGATGAAAGAATTACAGCTTAAAGCACAGGAAATCGACATTAAGCAGAAGAAACTGGCTATGGATGCAGCTGGTAAAGCTGATCAAATTGAAATTGAAAAAATGCGTATTGCAGCGCAAAAAGAAATTGCTGGTATGCAAGTTGGAGCAAAAACTGCTTCTGATAAAGCCAACCTTGCTGCTAAACAAGAATTAGAAGGAATGAAATTAGGTCATCAAATAGGAAGTAATAAAGCCCAGATGAATCAACAACGCCAGTCAGAGAAGCTCAAAATCTTAGCTGACATGGCAAAAACTCAGGCTCAAAAAACCAAAAAGGAAATTGAATGAAGGAAAAAATACTAGATCATCTCCTCAAACAGGTAGATGTGAGAGTAAGGGACTTGGAAGAGTCCCTTGGTACAGGTGTAGCCAAAGACTACGCTGACTACCAAAAGACTTGCGGACAGATAACGGGTCTTCTGTCTGTAAGGATGTACATTTCAGACCTTAAAAAGAACTTGGAGAATTTTGATGAGTGAAATACTAATCGGCTCAAACCCCGATGATGTGAGTAACGTAACGACTTTGCCTCAAACAGGTGAAGAAAAAGCAAGACAATTACCCATGCCACAAGGCTATCGTATGCTTGTTGGTATTCCTGATGCTGAAAAAGAACACGCTGGTGGAATCCTCAAAGCGGATGCCACACTGCAAATGGAAGAAGTGCTTTCCACCGTCTTTTTTGTTATCAAAATGGGACCTGATTGCTACAAAGATGAAAAAAGGTTTCCTACTGGTCCTTGGTGCCAAGAAGGTGACTTTATTCTTGCCAGACCAAACACTGGCACACGCCTAAAGATTCATGGTCGTGAGTTCCGATTAATTAATGACGATTCTGTCGAGGCTGTAGTTGAAGATCCTCGTGGAATTACTCGTGTTTAAGGAGAAAAAACATGGCTGAATTTGAAAAACAAGACTTTTCTTTTTTGGAAAGTGATGATGCAACCCCACCAGAGGTTGAATTAGAGATTGTTGACGATACCCCAGAAGAAGAACGTGCTCATGCAGCACCACTTCCTAAAGAAATCGTTGAAGAAATTGACAATGATGATTTGGAAGCCTATTCTAAAGAGGCAAAACAACGCCTTTTGCAGATGAAAAAGCTGATTAACGATGAACGCAGGGCTAAAGAAGCTATCCAGCGTGAAAACGAAGAAGCTGTTCGGGTTGCTAACACCATT